CCGGATTCTCACTCCTGACGTTCTTATATGAACTGAAGGATTTAAAGAAGTTCGGGGCTAGTGTGGTGTCGCTTGCTAAGTCGGGATATACGAAGGAAAAGGCCTGGGAGAGCTTTTGGGCTTTCTTTGGCTCCCATCCGTGGAATAAAAAACCACAGGTGGGCCGTCGCGTATCTTCGGCTTGGTTATCATGGCGATTGGGGTGGGCGCCTTTCGTCAATGACGTTAAGGCGCTCTTCAACGGAATTCTCTCTTTCGAGAAGAATATCCGAAGCTTCACCAGTCGTGAAGGTAAACAACAGCAAAGATACTGGGGGCGTAATGCCCCATCGCCTTACAGCGAACAGGTCTTAGCAGTTGGTAACTTCATACCGGCCAACCTCTATCCACTCAATAACCTTGATTTGGTGTGGCGTTGGCGTATTGTTGAAGAACTGGAGGCTGATCCTCGGTTTAGCGCTACCATGCGCTACCGGTATCTACTTCCTCCAGAGGTTAGAGCTGCAGCGGTGTCCCTTGAGGGATATCTCGACCAGCTAGGTGTGAATTGGAATTTAGCAATCCTTTGGGATGCGATTCCGTTCTCGTTCGTCGTCGACTGGTTTATCGATGTCGGAGGTTACCTGAACAAGCTGCGCGTTGACAACGTGCGGCCTGTCACTGAGGTTACGGACTTTTGCTCATCAGTAAAAGTTCGGCGGAGAATCGCTTTGTACGCGACCCCAGAGATCCTCTACAGCAGTGCTTCAAATCCCTGGACGGGACGAGAAATGCTGCTAATGAGTTCAATGAGTTCGTTTTATAAGCGCCAAACAGGCTTACCACCTGTCTCTGTGGCGTTTGGAAACGGCAAACTTGATACGAGAGTCTTAACGGCTCTCGCCTTGTTTGACGTTAACAGACGACGTTAACATCCGGCTGCTCGCCGGAGGATCGCTAGCTTGCTTTCGCAAGCGTATGGCATGTTGCCAGGCAATCCACTCAAGAGCTGTTAATGACAGTCCATGTTCCCCTACGACATCACCCTAAACCCGACCGGACAACTTATGGGCGCCTCAAATGTAGATACGGTTTATTCCGCAATCAGCATCGAGGGCTCCAAAGGAATCCGCCGAAGCTCCGTCAATGCAATTGGTGCTCCCAACACGCTCACGATCTCTCACGAGACACGGCGTGGTAAGGGCTATAATTACACCGGAACTTCGGTCAAGCAATCGCAAGTCCTGTCCGACATGACGTCGGCGCAGAAAGTGCAAATTGATTGCGGGTTCTACCTTAACGTTCCACAAGGGACGTTTTTGTCTGACACGAGTATCCTCACACAAGTGAGGGACCAAGTTGGACGTCTGACCGCGTTTCTACGCGCAGATGGCAACCTCGCAAAACTCTTGAACGCTGAGCCTTAATCGGCACGGCGTCTTGGGTTCGCACTAACGTGCTTACCACCCGGTCGGGTGGAGTTACATCGCAAGGAGGACATGGCTAGAAGGAAATACCAATATGGGATCCACTAATAGCTATGTGGGCCGCAAGGCCCCTGTTCAGGTTCGTAAGAACCTTCAGCCGCGTCGTGAGACGCCGCAAAACAAGGCCCTATCGAGGGCCGAGGTTGAGTTATACACTCAACTTGCGTTACGCATCCTTGAGGATGTGCGCGAGGCGCACCTGGTGTTACAACCATGGTGTTATCAGAAGACACTAAAGGAGTATGCTCGCGATGCTGAAGAAATTCAGCACCGTGTTGCGAGCGAGGGTCTCGGTTTCTTAACCAAGACTCTCCCATCCCTAGGCAAGGCAGTTGACACCGCCTTGTCAAAGGGAGCTCCATTCGAAGTCACGGGTTTTGAGATAGACCCTGACACGCAACTCCCGAGATTTCTCGGTAGGTTGCTTCGAATGATATTCGTTCCGGCCAGCAAAAAGCTGAGTGATACCTATCAAGCGTGGACGATGCAAGATAACCCTAAAGAGGGTCTTTGCATTGTTAACGAAGATGAGTATTACAACGCTCCAATTGCTGGGCCAGAGTATGCCTGCCAACCGGCATGGAAACTGGAGCGGATGGGGTACGCATCAATGTTGATGCGTCTCAATCCGTTGGTTTCTATACCGGAGCAGACTTCTGCCGCCTTGAAGTTAGTTCGCCAAGTATGTTTCAGCTTTTATAAACTGGAAATACCGCATGACGAAAAAGTCAACGAAAAAGTCCTTGCGGACTTTGTTGCGTGTGACAGAGACCTCCCCGAAGAAATTCGAGGTGTTAGTCCGTTTCACGATTCGGTCATCGGTTGTGCTCGGAGCCTTATCAGCCTCGTGCTTAGCCGCGCAGACCCTTTGGAAATATTTCCAAAACATGGGCCTGGAGCCGTAGCAACAGGCGAGAAAGCGCATGAGAAACCCGTCTTCCGACGGTTCTATCAGCGTCTCGCGTCTGTCTACGACTATGACAAATACTTCTTCTACAATTTGGCGCACGTGTGCGACAGATTACAGGAGTTTGACTCTTACGAAACCATTGATGTGGGCACTGCGAAAGTGGTGCTTGTACCAAAGGATAGTAGGGGTCCACGTCTTATCTCATGCGAACCATTGGAATACCAATGGATTCAGCAGGGCCAGATGGCTCTGCTTGTCAAGACTATCGAGTCTCACCCGTTTACACGGGGGAGAGTCAACTTTACGGATTAGGGCGTCAACCGACGCCTAGCCCTCGAGTCTTCAAAATACCAAGGTATTGCGAATGGTCTTGTCACATTAGATATGAAGGAAGCTAGTGACCGCGTGAGTCTCGCCCTTGTTAAGGCGTTATTTCCGCAGAACTGGTACGACGCATTGTTCGCATCGCGAACTGCTAGTACATGTCTTCCCGACGGCACAATCGTGAACCTTAAGAAGTTCGCGCCGATGGGGTCAGCAGTATGCTTTCCCGTTGAGGCGCTCATCTTTTGGGCGATTGGTGTGGCGTTAACTTGTTGTAA